AAAAGGAGTACGCACTTATAACAGATGTACTTAATGACGAGTTATTAGAGCAAGGTTGGGATATTGTGTTAATGAATAGAATGCTTAACGAGATAGATGCAAAGCAAATGTACACTTGGCGTACTAAGTACGGCTTTAAGTTAGTAGTCGATAATGACGACCATTGGGAACTTAGCGAAAGCCATTTGTTATATTTGAGATACAAGCTTTACAACATACCTAAACAAATTACCGATTACTTAAAAATAGCTGACCTTTGCACTTGCACACACGAAAGGTTGGCAGCAGAGATTAACCCATACAATAAGAACGTTCACATATTACCAAACGCATTACCTTACGGGCAAGAGCAGTTCCAGGATAACAAGACCGAAGATTACAAGGTTAGATTGTTTTGGTCAGGTAGCGGAACACACGAAAGGGATATTGAAATACTAAGGCAACCTTTTAAAAGGTTACAAGGTATGAATATTAGAACTGTTATTGCAGGTTACAATGACGGGGAGAAACCTATCTGGGATAAAATGATTGATAGCTTCACTTGCGGACTAAAGCTAAACCCTACGATCTATAATTATGCAAAGGTTACGGAATATATGGGAGCATACACCGATAGCGATATTTCAGTTATCCCTTTAGTAGATAATAAATTCAACGCTATGAAGTCTAACCTTAAGGTATTAGAAACGGCTGCTAAAAAGAACCCTGCCATAGTTAGCTATGTCAATCCGTACTTAGATATGCCGGTACACTACGTTAAAAGTCAGAAGGATTGGTACAAACACATCAAAGATTTAGTAAGCGATGCGGATATGCGAAAGGAAAGCGGACAAAAGCTATTTGAGTTCTGCGAAAAGAAGTATAACTTTGACGAGATAAATTTAGACAGAAAGTATATTTATAGTAAACTATGCCAGTAATAAAATGCTCAAACGGAAAATATAGAATAGGCTCAGGCGGTTGCGTTTACAATACCGAGGAGAAGGCAATGCAAGTTTGGAAGGCTATCCTTGCAGGTGGAAAGTTTGCCGAAAGTTATACCGACTATCCTGAGTCAGCTACTAACAATGCAAAGAGGGCTTTGAAGTGGGTAGAAAAACACGGGTGGGGTTCTTGCGGAGAAGCAACAGGCAAAGCAAGAGCAAACCAATTAGCTAACAGAGAAGGAATAAGTAGAGATACTATTGCTCGTATGGCTTCGTTTAAAAGGCATCAGCAGCATAAAGACGTTCCTTACAGTGAAGGTTGTGGCGGTTTAATGTGGGATTGCTGGGGCGGTACGAGTGGTATCGAATGGGCCATTAACAAACTAAAAGAAATAGACAATAAATAATTTGCATACTTAAATTTTTTAATTATTAATTAACGGAAAATTTAATGGGGAAAGTATGCAGAAACACACACAAATATATTTGCAGGGAATGGGGTATAAAAAAACGGACTTCATTCCTTGCGAAGTGTGTGGCTCACAAGCGGTAGACATACATCATATTGAGGCGAGGGGTATGGGTGGCAGCAAAGACAAAGACACGATTGAAAACCTAATGGGACTTTGTAGGAAGTGCCACATAGAATACGGAGACAAAAAACAATATAAAGAGTTCCTAAAAGAGATACACGCAAAGAATTATGGCAAAGATTAAAGAGAACAATTCAAAAGTAAACTTTGGCAAACGAAAAAGAGGCTCTGCAAAGAAGTCCTTTAACAAGCATAACCCAAGACCTAAAGATTACAAAGGTCAAGGCAGATGAGAAAGTTATGGGCTATATGGTATTTATTAACTCACAAAGTTTACTTCTTAGCGGTATGTAAGACAGGTAAAGACGGAGACGATATGACCACAATAGGACACTACACGTACTCAATGGCAGAAACTTTAATAAATAAGCACATAGCAGACGTAGATACTTACTTAGATCAAGAGGACGCAATAGACGAAGCAAACGATATAATTAACGGCATACTATGATACAAAACGTACCAATCAACACAGTAAAAGCAAACCCAAACAATCCCAGGATAATTAAAGACGATAAGTTTGCAAAGCTCGTAAAGTCAATTAACGAGTTCCCACAAATGCTAAACCTTAGACCTATTGTTGTTAATGACGATATGGTTGTGCTTGGTGGCAATATGAGATTAAAGGCTTGTAAGGAAGCCGGACTTAAAGAGATACCAATTATCAAAGCAAGTGAATTAACCGAGCAGCAGCAAAAGGAGTTTATAGTTAAAGACAACGTAGGCTATGGAGAATGGGATTGGAACGACCTTGCAAATAATTGGGATGCAGATCAACTACAAGAATGGGGTTTAGATATACCTGGCTTCGATAATTTAAGTTTTGAAGATAAAAATAAAGAACTAACTTTAGATGATATTAGTGACTCAATGACTATAAGTTTAAAATATACTGAAGAGGAATATTATATAGTTAAAGAAAGCTTATCAAAAATAGCACCTACACCAGAACAAGCAATTTGGAAATTATTAGGCAATGATTAAATACGAATATAATAATTATAAATTCCCTTATAAATGGAATTTAACTGATGGCTATCCAGCAAAAGGTATAGAATTAAATGGCTTAAAAGTATTTGGAACTTTTATTTGTGGTGGTGGCTCAACAATGGGTTATAAATTAGCAGGGTTTACACATTTAGGCGGTGTTGAAATTGACCCACAAGTAGCTGATATATATAAAACAAATCACAATCCAAAGTATTTATATAATCAAGATATAAGAGAATTTAATAAACTTATTGATTTACCTGAAGAGTTATATAATCTTGACCTATTAGACGGAAGCCCACCTTGTTCTACATTTTCAATGGCAGGAAGTAGGGAAAAAGCTTGGGGTAAAGAAAAACAATTTAAAGAAGGGCAAGCATTTCAAACATTAGATGACTTAGTATTTGAATATTGCAATACAATTATAAAACTAAAGCCAAAGGTATTCTTATTAGAAAATGTAAAAGGTATTATTTTAGGTAATGCAAAAGCGTATTCTAAAAAGATTATACAAACAATGGAACAAGCAGGTTACAATGTACAAATATTTCTTTTAAATGGTGCATCTATGGGAGTACCACAAAGAAGGGAAAGGGTATTTTTTATAGGACATAAAAAAGAATTAAACCTTAAACCTTTAAGATTAGATTTTAATGAAAAGCCGGTCCTATATAAAGATATAGAAGATGGATCAGTAGGTAAATTAATTACAGGAGAAGCTTTAAATCTATGGAATATTTGTCCTGAAGGTAACTCTTTAAGTAAAGTACACCCTAAAGGAAATTATTTTGGTTCTTTTAAAATATCACCTAACATAGTTTGTAATACTATTATAGCATCAGATAGTAGCCCTATTTTACATTATAACAAACCTAATTATATATCTGATAGGGATTTATGTAAGATTGGAACTTACCCTTTAGATTATAATTTTAAGACATTAAAACCAAAGTATTTAATAGGTATGAGTGTTCCCCCTATTATGACTGCACAAATAGCGCATCAAATTTATTTACAATGGTTTAAAACAGAAGGATAACAGAATGAGCAAAGAACATTTAATACCTTACAAGCCCGGTCAATCAGGAAACCCAAACGGAAGACCTCGTAAGTATGTAAGCCTACTCAAAGAGCAAGGATATAAACTTGCTGAGATAAACGACACCATACAAGCTATGATGTCAATGGACTTGGACGAACTTAAAACAGTATGGGATAACCCGAAGGCAACAATACTTGAAAAGACGATTGCAGCAGCTATGCGTAAGAGCTTAGAGAAGGGAAGCCTATATAGTTTAGAAACTTTGCTTACTCGTGTATATGGAAAGCCAAAGGAGACAGTAGACACAAATAATAAAACTGAGTTTACAGGTAAAATACAAGTTGAGGTAATTACAAGCGGAGTGCCTTTAGCAAATAGAGAAACAGATGTTTAGAACTACAGACGTATTCCTAAGCAATAGGAATGCTGAGACAGACATAATAGTTAATCAAGGCGGAACGAGTAGCGGTAAAACATACTCGATATTACAAAACCTATTCCTTCACGCTATAGAAGATGACAGGTGTATTATCACTGTTGCAGGTCAGGATATACCCAATTTAAAAGTAGGTCCGATAAGAGATGCTCATAATATAGTAGAACAGACGGAAGGACTATCTGATTACATTTTAGAGTATAATAAATCGGATAGGGTTTTTAAGTTTGTCAATGGCTCGATTATAGAATTTAAAAGCTATGACGATTCACAAGATGCCAAACAGGGTAAAAGGGATTACCTATTTTTAAACGAGGCTAATGGTGTTCCTAAGATAATTTGGGATGAACTATATATTCGTACAAAAAAGCGGAGTTATATTGACTATAACCCGAACAATGAATTTTGGGTACATACCGAGCTTATAGGTAAGCCAAATGTTACGCTGATAATATCGGACCATAGGCATAATACTTTCCTTGACCAAAAGATACACGATAAGATTGAGGCAATCGAAGACCCAGAACTTTACAAGGTTTATGCCCGTGGGCTTACGGGTAAAAT